ATGTCGATGGAGAGCACCTCGAAGGGCAGGAAACGCCTGCTGCCGGTGGGGTCGGTGAGGAAGTCGTTGCCATTCACCGAGGCCACGAAGCTCGCCATGTGGGGGTGCTCCTCTACGTGCTTATCGTAGGGCATGCGGTACTTGACCATCGGGCAGGTGATCAAGTTCTTCAACTCATTTTCGTCCCGCTTGTTGAGCGCCTTGAGCTGGTCGTCGATATTGATAATGAGATTCTGCCCGACGTAGGTCAGCGTGTCTTTTTCCTGCGGATAGATCTTGCCGGTATAGCTGTAGCCGTGCAGCTTAGGCGGGCAAAGCAGGTCGAGAAACGTCGTCTTGAATCGTCCCTGTTCGCCGGTTAAGACCAGGTAGGTGTGGTTGTGACACGCGTGGTCGTCCATCGCGTTGGCCACTACAGCCACAAGCCATTTTGTCAGGTACAGCAGCCATTTCTCTGAGTTACGGACGACGACGCAGTCGGCCAACTCACGGATGGCGTGTGCGTTTGGGCCATCCAGTGCAGCGGCGGGCAAGGCTTTGAAATACGCCTGTATGGGATTGACACGGGGCGAAAAGCTGCTTTCGATGATCGAGTAGAGGTTGTCTGGGGAGGTCGTGATCCCGGCCTCGTTGTCAAGTTCGCGGCGCAGCGTGTTGATCTCATAGCTACCGACTTTTACGAATCGGGTGTCCTCCTGACCGCGATATTCCGCTCGTCCCCAAACGGTGTTGTATCGGAATGCGTAATGCTGAGAGAGGTAGGCCTCGATCTCCCCGTTCTTTGATGAGCGTCCGCTGCTGTCCGGTGTTTTGCTGGTGTTTATGTTGCTTCTATCTGCCTGTTTCTTCATAATGGGCTTGAATGAGTTCTTGAGGGTGAAGGTGTGATAGGCATCCCCAGCATCCAAGCATGCAGTGTATTCCGGCATGATGTTGCGTCCGTTTGCTGCCGATTTCTTCGGGGAGCAGGGCTTACAAGAGAGTGATTTACACCTTCAGCAAGACAAAATGGCAGTGAAAGAAAAAGATAAGGGAAACTATGGGAAGGTTGCAATCTGCTTTTCGTTGCGGCTGTTTTCCGAATGAACGGAAACTGCGTCCATGCTACACCAGACATATCCTTACTGTTCCATTTGCATCCCTCCTGTTCCCGATTGCATAGGCAGCGTTTTTTGTACGACTACGTTTGCCGCCGAAAACAGTAAAACCTAAAATACTAACCAGAAAACGAATACGTGAGACCATGAAGTATTTGATTATTACAGAAGCCGATTGGCTGAGCCTGCGAGATGAAGTGCTGAGCCTTGCCGCATGTTGCCTGAAGGCTTTCGGAGAACCATCCAAACACACGGACTGGCTACACAACGGGGACGTCTGCCGACTGCTCGGCATCAGCAAACGCACTCTGCAACATTACCGGGATACGAACGTGCTACCTTTTGCGCAGATCGGGCATAAGTGCTATTACAAGCGGGAGGACGTGGAGCGACTACTCTGCGTGAAGTCTGACAAAACGACAAACACGAAAGCATGATGATGGAAGCGATTCAAGAGTTGAGTTTAGAGGCAGGCGAGATGCAGGTGGTCATCTCAGCCTTGCAACGAGTAAGAGGAAGGATTCGGGAAGTGTCCGAGACACACCGGCCACTCTTCTGTGGAGAGCATTTCCTCACGGGTAAAGAAGTATGTGAACGACTCTACATCAGCCCCCGTACCTTGCAGGACTATCGCGACCGAAAGATTATCCCCTACACGCAGTTTGCCGGAAAGATCCTTTACAAGGCCTCAGATCTCGAAAGGATACTGGAAGAGAATTACAAGGGAGGCGGGAAACGGTAAGACGCGAAAGGCGCATAATTGAATTGAAAACGGCACTTGGCAGCAGAGGAAGATCTGCACCAAGTGCCATTTTTTTAGAATATCTACATAGTGTTTTGAGAAGCAGTTCTGAATTTGTCTGTGGACTTTTTAAGGAGAATATGACAGAAAGTGAGGTACAGCATGGCTTCTGCGGACTCACTACATCGTTCTTAATTGATCGTCATTCTCCTGTAGTTTTCTATCCAAGAGAACGTTCTTTCTACGATCCATCTTAAGAGGAGAACAACAATCTTATGTGTGTCCTCTTTCGGGCGAAGTATAACTTTAAAATGCCAACCAAGTTCTTTGTGTAACAATGGCAATGTGCTCTTTTCGGCCTTTGATTTTCTTTCCTCTGCGAATTCCACATTCTCTACTGTCTATATGGGAAAGTATGGGAGTCGGGAGCAAGGGAAAGCGAGAAAGGGCGAGAGGGCCGATGGGTAGTGACTTTTGCCGCATCCTGCCGAGGCTTACGCCAGAGGGAAAAGGCAAAAAAAGGGGCTTCAAAGAGGGAGTTCAGTTACCTAATCGTTCCCCTTTTTGCCTTTCGGCAAGAGAACGCAATATGAGGTAACTAAACCGAGTCTTTTTCTCTTGCATTCAGTGTTTTGCGTAGCGACAAGTATCTCTTTTAAGGTTCCACTTTGTAAGCAACAAAACGATGAAAGAAAAAACGTTGAAGCTGCTCTTTTACCTCAAACGGGGCACAAAGAGCAAGGCGGGCAAAAGCCCGATTATGGCGCGCCTCAGTGTGGGGCGAACGATGGTACAATTCAGTTGTAAGACGGCCTGCTCCCCGTCGCTTTGGGACAGCCGCAAGCACAGGCTCGTCGGGAAAAGCGCCGAAGCCGTGGCCGTAAACGCCGAGCTGGACAGCCTGCAGGTCAGTGTCTGCCGCGCCTATGAGGACTTACGGAAGAAGGAAGGCGAGGCCGTGACCGCCGAGGAGGTCAAGGCCCTCGTCTTCGGACTTCGGAGTGACTGCCAAGGCTTGCTCTATCATTTGGAGGAATATCTCGCTTGTTTTCAGGAGCGGGTGGGGGTGGATCGCAGCGAACGCAGGTACAAGTTCCTCCGGGTTTTTCGGGGGCTTCTCGCAGCCTTCCTTCGGCATCGCTACCGAGTGAGCGACTTCCCCGTGCACAAGGTGGACAAGGCCTTTATCGAGGAGCTCGAGGCCTACTTCGCGCAGGAGAAAGCCTTCAAGCTCAACACCACCGCCGGCTATCTCACCGTGCTGGCGTCGCTCCTCAAAGACTTGTACAAAAGGCGTGTCATCGACACCTATCCCTTCATGGGCTACTCCATCCGATGGGACGTCGGCACACCGCGCTACATCACCAAGGACGAGCTGCGGCGTATCATCGATTTGGACGACTCGCAGCTGGGGAGTTACGAGCTTGTATCCCGAGATATGTTCCTCTTTTCGTGCTTCACGGGCCTCTCTTACACGGACATCTACCACTTGACGGCGGAACATCTGATCGAGGAAGGCGGAATGACTTGGATCCGCAAGCCGCGTGTAAAGACGGCCCGGATGTGCCACATCCCCCTGCTGCCCGAAGCGTCAGCGATCATCGAGCAGTACAGGGGCATCCACACACGCGCCTTTCGTCACGAACCGCCCCGGGGCTACCTCCTTCCGATCCCCGGCTGCGACACCGTCAATATCCATCTCAAGAAGATCGCTGCGCTTTGTCACATCCCTAAACGGTTGACTTTCCACATGGCCCGCCACACCTTCGCCTCGCAAATGACCCTCGCCGAAGGGATGTCAATTGAGAGCGTGTCCAAGATGTTAGGGCATAGTGAGATCAAGATGTTGTTAACGTAACTTATACCCCTTGAATGCATAAAGCGAAATATAACCAAAGCATATAAAGCAAAGGCCATAGGCGTATCGAGTGTTTGTGACATCTTTTAAAAGTCCAAAGAGTACTGTTATCGCAGCTCCACCAATAAGCCCCATCGTCAGAATCGATGAGCCTTTTTTGGTAAACTTCCCCAAATCCATCAAAGCTAAAGGCCAAAATGCCGGCCACATAAGCGAACATCCCAAAGCCATTACGCCAATGCAGTAAATGCTATAGGTTCCAGGAAGAACTACAACAAGGGATGTACCCACCAAAGCCACAAAAGAACAAATCTGCAGAGCGCGTGTCTGTGAGAGATATTTAGGAATAAGTATGATTCCCGTTATATAACCAATACTAATACAGATAGGTGTAATCCAAGAATAGTTTTCAGGATGATCCAATCCTAACTCATTTGCATAATCTATAAGCGTTCCCAAAACAATCGTCTCAGAACCTACATAAAAGAAAATAGCAATAGCACCCAACACCAAATGTGGAAATTGGAATATAGAATTCTTACTATTGGCATAGGCTGAAACCTCTTGGTCATCTTCATCACTATTACCACTATCTTCACCAGCTGCCTTCACTTCTGGTAATGGCGACAAAAGAGCCACAACACCCAAAATAATGAAAAGACAAATAATAACAGCAAAGGGCTTTCCTAAATCATCAATACCAACACTACCCGAAGCACCTGCAAAAAGAGCAATAAATAATGGTGATACTGGCCAAGCCAACTTATTAATCATACCCATCATAGAAATTCGCTTTGCTGCACTTTCCGTAGGTCCTAATATCGTGACATAAGGATTAATAGCTGCTTGCAAAAAAGTGTTAGCCGTTCCGCAGATAAAAGAAGCTATCAAAAACAAGGGGAAACTCTTTTCTGATGCCGAAAAGATAAAAGCTCCAAAAGCTACCGCAAACATTCCAAACGATATTGCCATCGTGCGCTTGTAGCCAATCTTACTGATTAATATTCCCGCAGGATAACCAAAAAGAAGGAAAGGTAAGAATGTTGCGCCAATAAGCATATATGCTTCCATTGAAGAAACACTTAATGAAACCTTCAATACTGGAACCAACAATGAATTAATACCCAATGCAAAACCACAAGTGAAAAACATAAGCCCTAAGAATGCCATAGGGACAAGAAAATTCTTTTGTTCTTTCATAAACTCATAACACAATAATATTAATTAGTATTTCGATCAAACGATGCGGAGGAAATTAAATTTTTCTATTGGAGTAATACATAGTCAACCAGCAATCACAAAGCTCTTTTTAAAGAACTCTACTTTTAGCGTAAAAAAACAACATTATTATCACATAGAGGATTGCAATCCTTGTTGATGAAGACTGCCGCAAAGCTTCATTAGCTTTACGTTAAATATCTCTAGCCTAATCTTTCTCCCAAGTGTTCCCTATTTTTATTCTTACTGTTGGACATTATCCCAAAACTCATAATATCGACTTGGGAACCATTTTCAAAGTAAAAAGGTAGGGGCAACTAACCCAGTTGGCAAGTCCTGGTATAACGTAAGATTAGGTTGCTTGCAATTGTGAACGTAGGCGTTGGTGATACTGAAACTCATACCCAACTCTTTGGCGAGCCATGTTTGGGTGAAACCTCGCTTCTTCAAATGCTCTTTGATGAGGTTGCTATGCTCTTTCTTCTGTCCCATCGGATGATATTTATCTTGATATTGTCTGCAAAACTATAAACTTATAGCCAAACGGAAAAGGATTGCGAACAGAAACGGTAAAACAAAAACATCTTCTTTGTGGCAGATATGTCATTCAAACTACCGGAACAAGAAATAGAGGAACTGCGCAAACTTCAGCGTAACGTTATCGGTCTTAGATACTATGCTCGGGTTACGTGCATATTGATGCTTGCCTTGGACTTTAGCCCTGACTTGGTTGCCCAAAGTTTGAGCATAGACGTCGCTACCGTCTATCGGTACAAGGATCTTTACGTTCGAGGAAAAACGGACATTTTTTTGGAAGATCACTATAAGGGTTATTGGGGACGTCTTGAGAGTGGGCAAATCAGCCTGCTTTGCGAAGAGTTGGAGCGACATCTTTCTACCGATGCCAAGAGCGTGTCCGAATGGGTAAAGGATACCTTCGGAATAGCATATACGCCAGCCGGAATGATGGATCTTTTGAACCCAAATCGGCTTTACTTACAAGAAGACTACAGAGGTTTCTTGTGAGGCGGATGCAGAGGAGCAAAAGGCATCGTTCAAATGATAAAGGAGCGCTTCAGAGCTAAGAAAGAAAGCGATATCTACTATTACGCAGACGGCACACATCCGACTCACAACACACGTTTCACTTATGCATGGATCAAGAAGGGCAAACGTTTGGAGCAGCCCACTCTGTGAGCGGTCGGCGCCCAAGTCAATATTAACGGACTACTTAATGCGCATGATGTGACAGAGGTCATAGCCCATGAGTGTCCGAGTGTCGATACCGATTCCGCCATCGCCCTTTACAAGGTAGCTTTGGAGAAGCTCCCTGAGGCTGAAAGTATCTACATCATCACAGATAATGCACGCTATTACCTGAGTAAAAAGCTTCGAGAGTGGGTGAAAGGCACGAAAATCAAGTAGATCTTCCTACCGTCCTATTCTCTGAATTTAAACCTGATCGAGCGACTGTGGAAATTCCTCCGAAAGGAGATCATCAACACGAAGTTCTATCGGACAAAACATGAATTTCGAGACGCGGTGCTCAAATCCTTTGACAACATCGCGTCTTATCGGACGCGAGTTGGAGTCGCTTCTAACTCTGAACTTCCGCGTACTCAATTCGCTATCCATTTTTGATTGACTATACAAGGGAGGTGGAAGCGGTAATCCGACAAGAAGGGGGGGGAAAAATAGGACCTCTTCGCATAAACAAATGCACAGATGCCTGAATGTACTTTCGCACACCCCATTCCTCCTCTTAGCTTTTCTACCTATTCGGTTAACTCATACGATTCATTATAGTGCTGAAACCTCCCCCCTCCCGAGCCCCAAGTGAGGCTCGGAAGGGAGAAAGGAAACCCCTCAAAGGGCTCTCAACTCACCTTATCGACACTCAAAAAAATGACTCCGAAAAGGAATGAGGAGGGTATGTAGATTGTGCAGAGCCCTCTCAAATCGTGTTATGTAGTTAGGAAGGTAGCATAAAGGATTTCGGGCTTCTGCAACATTCTAACTTCTATTTTATCAATCTGTTAGGATCCGTTGTAGTTGCGTAGTAAGATCTATTCGGTGAAAGGAAAAAGGCATGTTAGGGCGGCCGCATAGGGATCACTCTGAAGCCGCTTGTTGCTTTTGGATCAGCTTGTCCATATCCTCCGAAATCTTATTGTCTGTCACCTGCGCATAGATCTGCGTGCTAGATATGGATGCATGTCCCATCATCTTGGCAATACTCTCTATCGGTATGCCAGCACTGAGCGACAGGGTTCCGAACGTGTGGCGCGCCATATGAAAAGACAGTCGTTGCCTGACGCCACAGGCTTTACCCACGGTACTCAGTTTGTTATTCATCACACTACGGCTGCAACTGCGTGGAAAGACAAGGTCGTCGCCTTCTTCTTTCACCGTTTGTTCCTCTTGGCATCTGCTAAGGATCTCCTCCGCGATCGGATGTAGCGGCACGACAGACTCCACTTTCGTCTTCTGCCGTTCCTTACGGATATACCTCCGGCCATCGACCGCCGTTTGGATATGCGAGAACTTCAATCTCTCCATATCCGCAATGGCCAGTCCGGTGAAGCAGGAGAAGAGAAACATCTGTCGGGCCTGTTCGGCTTCCCTGTCGTTTACTTTCAGCGCCACGAGCTTGGCCACATCGCTCTTTTGCAAGAAGCGAATCTTCCTTTCCTCTTTTTCATAGGTGACATCTTCAAAAGGATGGCAGCGGATGACTTTCAAGTCTACCGCGCGATACATCAATCGACTCAATCGGCAGAGGTGCTTGTTCATGGTCGATGTCGCCAGTCCACGCTTTTTTAGGAAGAAGCGGAAGTTCTCAAACAGATCTTCCGTAATGCCTGCGAGGGGGATGTCTCGCTCTCCGTTTTCCTTCACGAACGCCCGAAGCAGCTTGTCCGAATAGATCAGGTTTTGGTAGGTGCTTTCAGCCTTTGACTTGCCCACGCATGTCTTCACGGATTGCAGTTCCGCCTCGCTCATGGCCAAAAGGGTGGTTGGAGTTGCCGCGACACCCTGCAAGCGGTTCTTGAGCAGTTCTGCACTGACCACGCCATCTTTCGTGAGTATTTCCGCGTAAGTCTTTTCCACAAGTTCTCTGAACGCCACGAGGCGTTGATTGATTTTCTTTTCGCCGGTTATACCCTGTTTGCTGTTCCATTCATCTGGCAGACATTCCTCGCCGGTTGCCATCACCGCGCTTCTGCCATCAATGGTAACGCGGCAAAAGATAGCCGTCTTGCCGTCTGCTTTTGCCTTCTGTCTGTTGATGTAGAACAGGATCTTGAATGTACTTCTCATAGTGCTTTGTGGTTAAATGGTCAGGTGTAAGTCTTCGGTGAAGGCGATCAAGCGATCGAACTCCTCGAATAGTTTCTGAGGGGTAACTTTCGCATATCGCTCGGTCATGCGCACCGTGCTATGCCCAAGCATCTTGCTGACGGTCTCGATGGGCACGCCTTGTTCTAAGGTCACGAGCGTGGCGAAGGTGTGTCGGGCGGTGTGCGAGGTGAAGGGTAGCGCGATACCGGCCCGCAGCCTGAGAACCTTCAGGTGCAATTGATAGGTCAGGTAATTGATGTGAGGAAGTAACGTGTTCCTTCCCTCATCAGACAGTCTGTTCATCAATCGGAGTGCCTCAGGCAACAGCTTTACACGGCAGAGGACGCCCGTCTTCTGCCGGTTGAACTTCAGCCAAAGGGCGCCTTCGTCGTCGCGAACAAGATGCTCCGGGCGCAGCGCCATCAGATCGCAATAGGCGGCGCCAGTGTAACAGGCGAAAAGAAACACATCGCGCGCTGTCTCCAAGTCAGCCTCCCAGTCGTCAAAACAGAGCGCCTTTAACTTGTCTAACGCGTCCCTATCGAGCGCTTTGGGCAGTCGACTGTCTCCCTTATCTACATGCACATTGTCGAATAACAAGGAGTCCGCCGCTCCTTCGCGATAAGCCAGTTTGCAGACCTTCTTGATAAGGACGATCATGTTATAGCAAGTGCTCTGTTTCAGACCAACTTCTCCGGTCACAAATTGCTCGAATTGTTTGATGAAGTTTTCCGTGAGCTGCGAAAAGGTTAAGTCGGAAGCGTTATGCTTCGCCCGAATGAACTGTTGCAATCGCGCTCTCGTTTGACGATACAAGACCAAAGACTCTCTTTTGATGTCTATCCCGACGTGCTCCTCCATATCCTCGATCAGGCCGTCAAACCGCTCCAATAGCATGGTTCGACTCTGCACGCTGCCTTGGAAATCCTCCTTGATGTCGGTTGCGTCAAATGGAGATCCTTTGGCAAGCAAGGACTGATAGGAAGACTGAACGGCGAGAAGGAGGTTGTCCAACCGTCCATTGACTTCAACCGCCTCACGACTCTTCCCATCCATCCGACTTTCGCGCGGGTTCCACAAATTGGGATTGCAAAACAGCTTGCAACTAAACTGTGCGATGGAACGCCCCAGCGTGATGCGTCCCATGATCGGCGCCTTGCCTGACCTATCGAGAGAGCTCTTTTTGAGGTAGAGCAACACCTTCATTTTCTTGTCATCCATACGCTTTGAAAGCTGTGGGCAAAATTACCCGGTTCAAAGCGCCCGTTACCTGTGCAGATCCCTGTATATCAATGCAAAAGAACCATGTGCGAGAAAGGTTCAGTTACCTGCTTTTGCACCATCGTTACCTACCACCAGACAGGGTAATGGTTTGGTAACTGAACTCTTGCTCGGATCCGCACTTTTCTGCCTCTTACGCTCGACGCAATCGGAAGCATATCTACCCCTTTCCACCTAATTATCAGCCTACTTACTCTGACATCGTGGCTTCTGCTTTTGAGGGGAATAGTTGGTTCCGAACGTATTCTAATACGTTCTGAGGTGGTTGTAATACGTTCCGAACGTAGTTGAGATACGTTCCGGACGTGGTTACGATACGTTCAGAACGTGGTCTTGGGTACCTCGGAACGTGGTTGTGATACGTTCGGAACGTGGTCTTGATACGTTCCGGACGTGGTATCGATACGTTCCGGACGTGGTGTTGATAGGTTCGGAACGTGGTGTTGGGTACCTCGGAACGTGGTTGTGATACGTTCCGAACCTATTAGCACACCCTTCATTGCCCCCCTCATCCTCCCCCGAATTAGGGATTTTGATCACCGTTCAGACGAGATACTTTTGCGCCGTAAAACAAGATCGCATAACGATAAACACCATCAAAATATGAAAGCAGATAAACTATCGGGCGTACCCGAAACCATGCTCATCACCCTCTGGGCCAAAGCCACCGAGACGAATCGGCCGGACGCCCTGCTGCGCGACCCGAAGGCGGTCGAAATCATGAACCGCATCGACTATGACTTCACGAAGTTCCGGGGCGGCACCATGTCGCAAGTCGGCTGTTGCATCCGCGCCGACCTGATCGACCGCGAGGCCAAGAAGTTCCTCGAGGCCCACCCCGACGCCGTCGTCATACAGCTCGGCGCCGGCATCGACGCCCGCTATGACCGCCTGGGTCGCCCCGCCGTCACCCACTGGTACGACCTCGATCTGCCCGAGGCCATCGACCTCCGTCGCCGCCTCCTGCCCGAGACCGCGCGCAACACCTACCACGCCCTCTCTTCCCTCGACTCA